CGCACCACGTGCCGCAGTAGCCGCTCCAGTAGCCGCTTCAGCAGTTGAAGAAGATGCTCCTTGGGAAGAACCTGCTACTCCAGCAGTGAAGGCAGCACCAGCAGCACCTACTGGTGAAAGTGCAAGTCGTGCGCAAGACATCCTTGCCATGATTCGCAATCGTCAGAAGTAATTAGGCTAAACATAGAGTGCGGGGTAATCTCGCACTCTCTTTCATTTCTAGGAAAATAATAATGGCAAAACTAACTAAACTAGCAAAAGTAAACGAATCAATTACCATCAATCGTTATGACAACGCATGGATGGTTGAAATTGGTGGACGTGATAAAAAAGAAGAATGGAAGACCTCCAAAACAGTTTGCAACACAGAAGAAGAATTAATTGCGTTAATCAAAGAATATAACGCAATGGACCTGGACAATTAATATGGCAAAAGCATTTGATATTTCTAAATTTAGAAAGTCAATTACTAAATCGATTGACGGTTTAAGTATTGGCTTTAATGACCCAACAGACTGGGTTAGTACAAACAACTACGCATTAAATTATCTCATCAGTGGATATTTTGATCGTGGTATTCCGTTAGGCAAGGTAACTGTGTTTGCAGGAGAAAGTGGTGCAGGTAAATCATTTATCTGTTCAGGCAATCTTGTAGCAAACGCACAAAAAGCAGGCATTTATCCTATCTTAATCGATACAGAAAACGCACTTGACGAAAAATGGTTACACGCTCTTGGCGTAGATACAAGTCCAGATAAGTTGTTAAAACTTAATATGGCCATGATTGACGATGTGGCAAAGACTATCACAGAGTTCATTGCAGAATATAAAACAATGGATGAAGCAGATCGTCCTAAGATTTTGTTTATCATTGACAGCTTAGGTATGCTGTTGACGCCTACAGACGTTAATCAGTTCCAAGCAGGTGATATGAAAGGTGACATGGGCCGTAAGCCTAAGGCACTGACAGCTCTGGTTCGCAATTGTGTTAATATGTTTGGCGCCTACAACATTGGAATGGTATGTACCAATCACACATACGCAAGCCAGGATATGTTTGATCCGGATGACAAGATCAGTGGTGGCCAAGGTTTTATCTATGCAAGTTCAATTGTAGTTGCTATGCGTAAATTAAAATTGAAACTTGATGCAGACGGCAACAAGACTACAACTGTGCAAGGTATTCGTGCAGCTTGTAAGATTATGAAAACACGTTATGCAAAACCGTTTGAAAGTGTACAGGTTGAGATTCCTTATGAAACAGGTATGAGTCCATATAGTGGATTGGTAGACTTGTTTGAGGCCAAGGGGTTGCTTAAGAAAGAAGGTAACAGTCTTGTCTACACTACTAAAGATGGTGAGATTATTAAACAGTTCCGCAAGGCATGGGAAAAGAATGAGAAGACTGGCTTAGACATTGCAATGGCAGACATTTCTAAACACGGTGAAATTTCCACTTCTGAGATAACTACTACAGTTGAACCAGACTTGGAGGTCACTGAATGAAAGAAGATTTAATTGCAGATATTTGGACATTGGTATTAGAACACATACCAGAGAAACATCGCAAAGATGTGGCAGCAGATTTTGTTAATACACTAATAGATTATGGTATCAAAGAAAGTGTACTTGACAGCCTCAAAGGCGTTGACACATATCTTGATACTGCAATTGATTATGCTATCGACGGAGAAGACATCGAGGATGAAGACAGCTACGAAGATGAGGAATAAATGAATTGGTATGATCGTGTTTCTAAAGATATTTCAAATATTCCAGATGCCGTGGCTTATTATGAAGCTGAATTAATTCATGCAAAACAAGATGTCCGTGTAGCAGGCAACATTGAAAAAGCCTCTGCGCAGATGCCCGGCATTGTAGAAAATCGATTTAACCAACTGCAAGAAATTGAAGGTATTTTAGAGTATCTCAATATCGAACTTCGTAGACTTCGTAGCCAACATTTCCGTAAATATCTTGAAACCTATCAACGTCAGTTAAGCTCTAGAGACTGTGAAAAGTTTGTCGAAGGCGAAGCTGACGTTGTAGATTTTGAAAAAATCATCAACGATTTTGCACTGTTACGCAACAAATGGTTGGGTATTATTAAAGCTCTAGACATAAAACAGTGGCAATTAAGCAATATTGTAAAACTACGTACAGCTGGCTTAGAAGACGCCACTCTTTGAACTAGTTCATTATATACGCAGATAAATATCTGCATGAAAATAATATTAGTCACAGGTGGGTTTGATCCCTTACACAGCGGTCATATTGAATATTTTAAAGCCGCAAAACAACTAGGTAATCTTTTGATTGTAGGCATTAACAGCGATGCTTGGCTCACACGTAAAAAAGGTAGAGCATTTATGCCTGCTGTTGAACGCAAAGCTATTATTGAAAATTTATATCAGGTACACAAAGTAATAGAGTTTGACGATACCGATAATAGTGCTGTTGATGCTATTAAGCAAGTACAAGAAATGTTCCCTAGAGATAAAATAGTCTTTGCCAACGGTGGCGACAGAACTAAGGATAACATTCCTGAAATGGTGTTCGACGATGTGGAGTTTGTGTTTGGAGTAGGCGGCACTAATAAGGCAAACAGTAGTTCTTGGATACTTGACGAATGGCGAGCACCTAAAACTGGTAGAGCCTGGGGGTACTATCGAGTACTACATGAAGTTGGCAATCATGTCAAACTCAAAGAACTAACAGTCAATCCTAAGACTTGCCTCAGTATGCAACGTCATCAAGACCGTGCAGAACATTGGTTTGTGGCTGAAGGTACGGCCACAGTCTATACTATAGATCATAGCTCAGACATGGACCTATTAGGTGAATATACCCAGCATCAGTACATACATATCAATAGAACTCAATGGCATAAGTTATGCAATGAAACGGATCAACCCCTGCGAGTTATTGAAATTCAATATGGCGAAAATTGTGTAGAAGAGGACATAGAAAGAAAATGATTAATATTTTTATCGGATACGACCATAGAGAAGCAATAGCATATCATGTATGTGCAAATAGTATTATTAGACATTCTAGTAAACCAATTTCGTTCACACCACTTGCGTTAACAAATATGCAAGATTATCAAGAGACACACACTGATGGTAGTAATCAGTTTATCTACAGCCGCTTTCTTGTTCCGCATTTAATGGAGTACAAAGGTTGGGCAATCTTTATGGATGGTGATATGTTAGTCCGAGATGACATTGAAAAGTTGTGGAATCTCCGAGATGACAGCAAAGCAGTAATGGTAGTTAAACACGATTACAAAACTAAGATGACAGAAAAGTATCTAGGTGCTAAAAACGAAAATTACCCTCGAAAGAATTGGTCAAGTGTTATTCTTTGGAATTGTGGCCACACTGCAAATAAAGTGGTAACACCTGAATTTATTGAAACTGCAACAGGTGCCCAACTTCATAGATTTACCTGGCTTGCTGATGAATTAGTTGGAGAATTACCTAAAGCATGGAACTGGTTGCCCGATGAGTTTGGCGCTAATCAAGATGCAAAGCTGTTACATTACACTCTAGGTACTCCAAGTTTTCACGACTTTGCTACTACTCCAATGGGAGATGAATGGCACCGTGAACGCATTTATACCGATTACTGTCTACAGCGCAATCTATGATTTTTCTAAGTAAAGACGGAGAGGACGAGTACATTAATTTGTTTGCCCTGGGATGCAAGACTGCACCAATATCAACAGAAGATTTTGTTTACGCAGATTCTCAAGATCCAATTATCCTAAGAGGAATCCTTAAACATAAAATAATGAAACGTTGCTGGAAAGACGGGCGTACATTTTATTATATGGACACAGGGTATTTTGGCAATGAAAGAACTGCATCCAATCCCAACGGATGGAAACTGTGGCATCGCATAGTAAAAAATGATCTGCAACATAGTGAGATTATTTCGAGGCCCGACGATCGTTTTAAAAAATTTAATAAAACTTTTCTCCCCTGGAAAAAAGATGGAAGAAAAATATTAGTTGCAGCACCAGATGAAAAACCTTGCAAATTCTATGGAGTTACTAAGGATCAATGGGTTAATGAAACTGTTGCAAAAATCAAAGAATATACCGATAGACCAATAGTAGTTAGAGAACGAGCACCTAAAAGAATAGATAGAATTGTCACAGACACACTACAGCAGGCGCTTGATAATGATGTATTTGCTCTAGTGACGTACAATAGTGTTGCCGCAATAGAAAGTATATTTCATGGTATTCCAGCATTTACTCTTGCTCCTACAAACGCAGCAAGCCCTGTAAGCCTTCAAGATATCAGCAAGATACAAACTCCTTACTATCCTGATCAAGATAAATTATATGCCTGGGGATGTCATCTGGCCTACGGGCAGTTTCACAATTCAGAATTAAAAAACGGCAAGGCAATGGAACTATTAACACAATGAAAGAATTATCTTTAGAAGAAGCTTTTGTGCAGGGTTCAAATAATTATTGCACAGCAAAAATGCAAGAATTTTCCAAGCCCATGGTGGTTCGTGGAGTAACTAGCAAAAGCGAAATAGTTGAATGCCAAAAAACGCAAAGAGATTTCTATTATATAGATACTGGTTATTTTGGGAATTTTCCTAGTCCAGGAAATACTTCTGGAAAAAAGATCTGGCACAGAGTAGTTAAAAACGACCTGCAACATACACTTCCCAAAAATGTAGATTCTAATAGATGGGAAAAATTACAAAAACAAGATCCTAGACTAGCATGGCAAGGATGGAAAAATCACAGCAGGAAAATTTTACTAGTACTACCTAATCCCAAGGCCTGTAGATATTATGATATAGACTGTGATGCTTGGATTAAGGAAACTACAGAAAAAATCAAGACTTATTCCGATCTCCCCGTCGAAGTTAGAGTCAAGGGTGCAAGAAGCGAAAGAAATCACGGATATTCTATCTATGATGCTTTTGACAGTGGAGTCTACGCCACTGTTTCTTTTAACAGCATAGCATCCCTAGAAAGTGTGCTATACGGCATTCCTGCATTTATTTCAGTGCCTTGTGCAGCCAGCACATTGGCATCTACAGATCTGTCCACTCTTAAGAATCCATATCGACCACTCTTAGAAGATATAACCAAGATGTGTAAGACGCTGTCTTATGGTCAATATACCAATGAAGAAATAACCAACGGCACAGCCTGGAAAATGTTAAACCAATGAAATTACTAGTAAACGATAAAGAACTTGCACACTATCTTATAAGCCTTATAGATCTAAAAGATCATTGCTCGCACATAGAATTAAATGAGCGTAAAACTGCGGAAGCAATACATTACATCATTGAAAAAAGAGATCATCATAAATTTGATATTGAAAAATTTCGTGATAAGTTCAAAGAAAAACTATGGCGAGGAGTTTCTGCAGATGCTTCAGAATGGCGTAGTAAAGTTAACACAGTTTTAGAAAACTATAGAAAAAATTATTTTAGCCAATTACACAAGAAGGCTGAATACGTGATAGAAAAATTAGGTGACAAAAATATCATTGACGCCTATATGAATAGCAATCAACAATATTTTATCAAAACTGTTGGACAGCAAATTGATCCCGCAGCAACTATGGTTAGGCGGAAAGATTTCATAAACAGTGCAGAAGATTGCCTATTACGAAATACAGTAGGCAACGAAAATATCATTGTAGATAAAATTGATAACGGTCTTCCGTTTTGGTTTATAGATAGTGGATATACAAATTTTGTTGAATCTAATAAAAAATGGCATAGGCTCACAAGAAATCACTTGCACTTTAATAATCAATTTGTTGCACCTGCAGATAGACTAAAAAATTTTGCAGAGTTTCCTAAACCTTGGTGTAAAGAGGGTAACACAATATTGATTGTCGAGCCAGGTGAATTTGCTGCTAGTATTATGCATATCGATGTAAAATCTTGGACCGAGTCTGTAATAACAGAGTTAAAAAAACACACAGACCGACCTATAGAGATTAGATCCAAAGTTAATAAAAAAACTCGAACTAGTCTATATAAGACATTGCTAAAAGGAGATTACTATTGCACAATTAGTATTAATTCTAACAGTGCTGTGGAATCTATATGGGCTGGTATACCTGCTATTACTCTTAACAAACACGTGAGTAATTCTGTAACTAGAAACAATCTTGCACAGATCAATGACCTGTACTACGGACCACTGGGAGATTGGTTAGCATGGCTCAGCTACTGCCAATTTACTTACGATGAGTTAATGGACGGCACTGCATTAAATATTGTGAAGGAATATCACGATGTCTAATATCACAGCAGTAGCCTATTATGCTGGTATACCGCCCAATAACAAAAATTTAGAAAAACCTCAAATATTAGACTATTTTTGTCAAGGTGTTGCAGCTATAGGTGATACCGCTGTAGCACACTATGGAACAAATGTTGTTCCTTGTGATGTTGCATTGATACAAGGTTTTGTACATGACCACGGTAAATCTGCACCGCATCTGCAATTAAGAAAAAATGCAGTGAATTTGCAAAAAAGTCAAAATAAAAGATCGTTAATAGTAGACAGCAGTCTTTTTTTGTTTTCAAATAAATCTAATCCTTGGCATTATCTAAGATATAGCTTCGACGGAGTATTTCCCACCACAGGATTTTATTTTGATAAAGATATTGATTGTAATAGGTGGCAAAAAATTAGTCAAAATTTAAATATTTCACTAAAGCCATATCGTAAAACTGGTAATCATATTCTACTATGTCTTCAACGCAATGGTGGCTGGAGTATGGGGGGATTAGATGTTATACAATGGATGAATGCTACTATTTTAGAAATAAGAAAGTATAGTCAACGGCCAATAGTTGTTAGAGCGCACCCTGGGGATAAAAAAATTATGGGCTATCTCAAGATAAATCACAAAGCAGTTTCACTTAGTACTAAACCCGAGCTCAAAGAAGATTTATATAATGCTTGGGCCACAGTGGTTTACAATAGTAGTCCTAGTGTAGCCAGTGTAATTGAAGGAATTCCAATTTTTTTAACTGATCCAATACCAGAACACAGTCAAACCGTTGCAGTGGCTAATATCGACCTAAGTAATATAGAAAATCCAGCTTTATTAGAACGTCAGGCCTGGGTTGAAAAAATTAGTATGTGTCATTGGAATTTTGACGAACTCCGATCCGGCGAAGCTTGGAAATTTTTCAAACAATATATCTAGCGCCAGTATGCTTCTGTTCTTTTAACTTTTAGATCTTCCAATTTACTACGACCTAATTTCTTTCTGCCGCCTTTTAAATGATCTAACCAAGCACCCCATTCACT